TGAAAGCAACCTGGTTTGAAAATCGAGAATTAATCACACTGTACACAGATCCTGCGTACTTTGGTGCAGATGTACCTGACAGTTATCAGCAACGTCCTAGTAAACCTGTGCCAGTTAAGAGTCTGTTTGGCTACGAACCGTCTAGTAAGATGGACGACATACATCACAAAGATGAAGTGCTACAAATTGCACTGAAGATGAAAGCAGGAACTTGGAAAGGTCTTCCTATTGTTTGTCGCAAAGATCCTAAAGGCTATCAAGTATTAGATGGACATCATAGAATGCATGCGGCTCGTAAAGCAGGTATAGACACACTTGATGCAGTGATAGTAGATAGAGAAGATATTGAATACTCAGATGAAGTCAAAGAACAACGTATAGCAGAAGCATCAGGTTACATACCAACTGCCGCACAAGCAAACGATCCAAGATTTAAAACTGCACTTACAGTGGATGTACGTCCAGGCGAGGACCAACGCAACATAGAAAAACTTGGTTTGAATCTCAATATGGATCTAGTAAATAAAACCAAGCCAGGTAAAAAACGTAAGAAGACACTAGCGGAAAGCCTTATGGAACAGTACCAAGCAATTAAAGAAGAAGACTTGCTTGAAGTTGACATGAGTCCTAGTGCATTGCGTTCCTGGGCTAAAAGCGATGAAGCCAAAGGTGTACGTGCTGGCTTTGAATTAGAACTAGTTTTAGCAAATACCCAAAACACAGATGATGACGACTACGAAGCAGATATGGATGCCGACGAGCCTATTGGAACACTTGACGAAATAGTTGACTTCTATGATGGTCCAAGCGGTATGGGTGCATGGACCAGTGATCAAAGAACCACAGAAGAACAGTTTCGTGAAGCAGTTATCGAGGACCTCATGGAATATGAAGACGAACAGTTTTTTGATTGGTGGAGTGACAACGGTGAAGATCAAGTTCGCGAGGAAATGGAAGCAGAACTAGAAAGAAATGTCACCGACGAAGAGTTTATGGAAGAATTTGAGAACGAAGGTGAAATATTTGAACGTGTGCGTGAGAGAGAACAAGATGAGCATCGCGGCGATATTACTTGGGCACAGTTTTGGGAGTCGCAACAGATAGAAACCATGGGCGATCTAATGAACAAATATGATCTATACTTTCCTTACACTGCTGGTAGCGAAGGCGGAGACAAATCACTAGATGAATGGGCAGAAGAAATAAGTGCAGTTACTGGAAAAGGCACAAACATAAGTTATCAATATCACGGTAGTGATAAAGAATCAGGCAAGTATACACTAGAACCAGACAGCAGTATCACTGCTGATGAATCAGAAGATGCAGGTATTGAACTGGTATCACCTGTAATGCCTCTTGATGAAGCAATAGATCAACTAGGAAAACTATTTGATTGGATTGAAGAGCAGGATGGAGATATCTATACAAACAGCACAACTGGCTTACACATGAACATCAGCGTGCCACAAGGCGATGACATTGATTATACAAAACTTGTGCTATTCTCAGGTGACAAATACGTACTAGACAAATACAATAGACTAGCAACTAACTATGCTCCTAGTGTGCTTACCCAGTTACAAAACCGTGCTTCACAGATGAATGCAGACGACGCCGCAGGAGCTATGTCGGCGATGAAAATCAGTCTACAAGATGCTGCTGAAGAATATGTACAAGGTGACATCGGAATGGCAAAGTATAGCAGTATACATGTGAAAGATGGCTATATCGAATTCCGTGGACCAGGTGGAGTGTACACTAATAAAAGTTTCGGCGAAAACATGAATACCATGCTACGATTTGCACGAGCAATGACCATTGCCGCTGATCCACAAGCATACAAGCAAGAGTACCAAAAGAAACTGTACAAATTATTGAACACAGGTCGTGGAGAAGAACGTACCATTGACAGTCTATTTGCTGAATTACAAGCTGGTACGATTAACCAACAAGTGTTTAAAAAGCGTTGGGCAAATCTCGTTGTTAAACAACAACAGAATCAAGCAATACTAAACAGACTTGACGATAAGCCAGACGATAAACGTTTGGCAAAAGCAAAACAGTTACAAAAGGATCTTGGTGGACCAGTAAAAGAATGGACCTATACTATTCCATATACTAGAGCAGATGGTACATCAACTGTTATGATTCGTAACGTAAAAGCATCCAGTGCTCAATTGGCTAACCAGGCTGCAGTGCAAGATGCATTGGACATGTTTGACCATCCACAGTTTAAAACTCATAAACCAGATTTTAACAAATTAAATGTAATGCTTGCAAGCGTAGAAGACCAGGAAAACTTCAAATACAGAGTACCTTATACAACTGCACAAAATAGGCTTCAATACTATGAGGGCGAAATTAAAGCAGAGGATGCTGATAAGGCAAGAGACCAAGTGATTAAAGCCGCACAAAAATATTTTGCACAAAATACTGCCTTTACTCCTAATTATATTGATACAGATATTATTAGTTTGGATGCGTGATGGAAGAAGTATTAGACAATGCAGTGCAAATGCGTATTGATGTACACACCGCATTTATCGGGCGTGGAGCTGACCCGCGATATCGATTATATATAAATGACGAGCTTTTCAGCGAACGGTGCTATAGATTTCAGTCAAATATGTACTTAACTGAACAACTGTTTATTAAAAAACAAGAAGGAACTTACAAAATAAGAATTGAAAGCATAAGTGATTTTCGTTTCAAATTACGTAATTTAAGATGTAAGTACGGCACTGCACAAGTAATCAACGACGAAGTATTTAAACTATGAGAATATTTGAAATCACGGAAAACTTTGCCGACGGAAAGAAAAAAGGCAAAAGCAGACCAGGGCGTGTAAAGCGTTCAGGGGCAAGTTGCAACGGATCAGTGACTGATCTTCGTGCAAAAGCAAAGAAAGCATCAGGTGAACGTGCTAAGATGTATCACTGGTGTGCTAATATGAAGTCGGGGAAGAAGAAAAAATGAGATCACAAGAATTTGTAACAGAGCTAGTAACCGGTCCGGAAAATAAGTTCCACCTTATAAATCGTGTCAACAAAGTTGCTGACATTTGTGCTACTATGGGCGACAAGCCACTGTTGTATAGACAGGTGCGTAATACGGGTATGTACGGCGACAAAGCACTTATTATCAAAGCCACACCAAGAGGCATGCGAGACGAAAAATTATTAGGCTCAGGAAACTTAATGCAACCGAATGTGTTAAACAAACTGGGTATTGAACATGCTGTGTTTGCCACAATGGATCCACATCCTGGCACACAAGGCAAGTTTGGAGCAAACTATTTTATGGTTCCTATTGGATCATACAAAGTTTACAGTAGTCCGCAGGTAAAGGACTTGGGCTCAGATAATTCATACAATGATAAAGATCGCAAAATGTTTGCGCCGCCTAGTGATGAAGAGGTTGCAAAGTTTGATGCTGTTGCTGACACTTACAAAGAAGGTTGGCCCAGTGCAGGATTTCCAAATGAAGTTATACTGGACTGTGAACAATATTATTTGATTAATGTAGGAGAGTTTGTTAAAAAATATGCTGGTGAAAAGGCTAGACAAATGTACACCAGAGATGAAACAAGTGTCAACAAAATAAGAAATGATATAAACAAAGAATTATTAACCAGTCGTTTCAAAACATACAACGACATGGCTTGGTATCTACGCAACCCAGTCACAAACTTGTTAAAGGCGTAGAAGATGAAAGCAGAAGAAATACTCAAAGAAGGCTTGATGTACAAAGGTTATCCTTGTACCAAAGACTGTTCAGGACACATGGCCGGATATGCTTGGGCAAAGCAACGCAACATAGTCAACCCACAGGACCTTCCTACAGATACCAACAACAGTTTCCGTGAAGGCATGTTAAGTTTCACAGAGGGCAAATAAGATGAAACAGTTTGCCATTGTTTATAAAAATTGCGACTATCTCGAGATTGAATTAGACAATACAGAACTTGCTTGTAATTATTTTGATCTTATAAAAAATACCTACCAAAACTATCCAGATATAATTTGCAGAGATGAGAAATACTATACATTAGACGTATTCCAAAATCTTGCAGTGCAATGTGCAAACGCATTCAATTGGGATTGGGATACAACTAATTTGTGTTTGGAAAATAGAACCTTAATGCACAAAGACATAGAAAATCTTGTAGGAAACGGGTATGAACACATACCAGAAGAGTATGATGAACTAGTGCATAATACACATTTTGCTTTACATGCTTTAGAAACAGGCAATGACAGAGGCCCATGGTTACAAATCGAATGGTGGAACGATGAAGGGTTTTATATTGCCCCAGAAGATTATCCTCGAAAAAGCAAGTGTAAGTTTGGCGATATAAAATTACAAAATCCATTTGTAGGGCACAATCCTGCTTTTGTTTACGGGCAAAACGATTTTACTGATGTTGATCTTACCTGCAAGTTTCATGACTTCTGCAAGCCTGGAATTAATATTATGTTACAAGATTATAACAGCAGTCCTTTTAATAACTTAGATAATTATAAAAAATGGTTTCATACTCATGCGCCTGATTTTGTAAAAAAACACACATGGAAAACTATACTAGAATACACAGGTGAAGCAATTGTTGGACGTGTTAAAAATGTAAATACATTACAAGAACTACTAGATAAGCCATATTTAAAATTTGAAAAGTTAGTGTTTTAGATGAAAATAAAAGATATCGTACGTGAAGATACTGATTCTGGTGATATAGCAACTGTTGCAACCAATCTGTTTGCTCGTCCAATCAAACGCACAGACAATCGCACATACGGCAACACACCAAAACCTGTGAAATACACCCCCAAGGCAAAATAAACTTATTTCTTTTGGATAGATAAATACTCTTAATAAAGGAATTAAGAATGCTAGCCGACGATCTAAAAACATTACTTGCAACTTCGTATGCATTTGTGATTAAAGCACAGAACTTTCACTGGAATGTCGAAGGGTCAGACTTCAGTCAGTATCATCAGTTCTTCCAAGGCATATACGATGAAGTTTACGGCAACGCAATCGACCAAACAGCAGAATATATTAGAACACTAGATGTGTATGCTCCTGGTTCATTTGAGAGATTTTCACAGCTAAGTGTCATCACTGGACAAATTAAAATCCCAAGAGCAATGCTGATGATAAAAGAATTACAAGAGGACAACGAGGCTATACAGTTGATACTCAAACAGACATTTGAATCTGCAACCGCAGAGAAGAACGAAGGAATCGCTAACTTTATTGCAGAACGCATGGATGCCCATGCCAAGCACGGTTGGATGTTGAGAAGTTTTTTAAAAGAGAGTAGAGAGTAAAGATGGATAATAGTTTTGCCGCATTAGTAGGCAAGTTAAATGAGATAGATAACGGTCGTCCAATAACGGAACGTCAGTTTAAGCCAACACCCGTAACAGAGGGTTTGAAGCAGAACGACATGACCAGCATATTGGAAAATATGTATAAAGATCGACCTTTTGAAAGTGCAAAATCTTTAGACAGTGGCACTACTAAACAGTTTCAAAAAGACTATAAGCCAAAGCAACTTCCAGCAGACTACAAAATGCCAAGTGTTGGCAAAGTATTAGGTGGAGATGAAGAGAAGATTCCTACCAAAGGCTATATGGTTGGTGACAGCATTGACCCAGATATGTTAGCAAAGATAGCCGGTGATGCAGAAGAAATTGATATCAAAGACAAAGGTGAGTATGACGAAGAAGGTGCAATGGCTAAGGATCAACTAGCACGTGCCGCTGATGCTGCCTTAGAACTACAGGGCATACTAGACGATGATGAAAACTTACCTGAATGGGTGCAAGGCAAAATTATCAAAGCATTAGACTACTTAGACATTTCAAGAGACTATATGAAGCAAGAGCTAGGTGAAGGACCAAACCCAGGTGACGAAGAATCATGGGATGGCGTGTCACCTGACACAGATCAAACCCTTAGTGGTCCAATCAATCCAGCTCCAAAAGGTGCACAGCTACCTGAGGACAGTATTGGTAAAAAACAATCACTACTGGACTATCTTGGTGACGTAGAAAAAGCACACAACGAAGAAATGTTAGCAGAACCTGTAAAAAGTTTTACTACTGACGACGGCAAAGAAATGAAAATCTATGGCACAGAAGATGATGGCTACAGAGTAAAAGTTAACGGAAAAGAATCAAAAAAATCTTTTGGCAAACTTGAAGATGCAGTTCTTGCATGTGAAACATTTATCCAAAGAACAAACGACTATGTGAGTGAAAGCTAATGCGTTTACTACACCTACTAGAGGACGATAAAATGAAAATGAACGAAGTGCATATGCAAGAAGCTACTCCAAATTATGAGGTTGATCCTGCACAAGCAAGACTAAGTGCAATTGCAGTTAAACTTATGGACAAAGCTAACACTGTTACAGATACTAATTTGCAAATAGCGTTGTCAAGGGTAGCACAACACTTGCCAGAATATGGAACTGCTTTTGGTGCCAAGAACATGCAGGACTTGTTGGATATTGTAAACGGTGATGGCAAATATTTTGATCCTGACATGCCACAGGACAATAAGAATCCTATTAAGATTTCCAAAGAATCATTGATGAAAATGATGGCTTACGGACAGAAGATGGTTGACAAAGAAGGTACTGCGAAGCCAGACATACAAGAAGACGTTGAAGATTATGAAAAAGTAAATGCCAGACGTATGATAAAACAACTTAGAGAGATAAGTGAACACCGTCGTATGCTTGAAAATATGATTATTAAATTAGCAGATATGAACAAAGACAGCGGCGATTTAACTGATCAGTTACAAACAATGTTTGACCTGAATACTAAATTTTCTGGTGTCCTACGTAGAGCAATGAAAATTGTTCCTGTGTATGAAGGCGAAATGAACGAAGCTATTCCGACCAGTGAATTTGATTATGATTTAAAAAAGTTTTACGACAAAGTAATGGAACTTGAAGACGAAAACCAACACGGTGAAGTAGCTGAAATGCTTGTAAACCTTTATGGTACAAGTCCAGAATCAATGGTTATACGTGGTATTAACGGAATGCACAGTGCTCAAGGTAGCATCATGCCTGAACAACAAAGACTCCGTGATATGATCTCAACCAAGTACTACAAAAAACTACAACAAGAAGTTGAGGAGTTAAAAAAAACCTCACCAGCCTACACTATGAGAAATGAAGGTGTGATATCAGACTTGTTTACTGTTAGTAAAGATGAAAAAAGACTAAAGCAAAGAACTGGTGATAGTTATGATGCCGCAATGGTAGACAAACATACTAAAAAGTTTGAGAAGCAAGGCTTATCACCTGAAGATGCACGTAAGTACGCATATCGTAAAGTGTTTGGGAAATAATATGTCTATAGAAGAACGCAAACTAACAGGCGGCGAAAAGCGTAGCAAAGAAGCCAACTTTAAAAAACTTAAAAAAGTAAAAGGTGACTTCAAAGATCGCTATGGCAAAGATGCTGAATCGGTAATGCACGCAGTAGCAACCAAGCAAGCCAAGAACGAAGACAAAGATTACACTCAAGGTTACATGGACCATATGAAGAAAGTTAACAAAGGCGAAGTTAACAAGTATCCAATGAGAGGTAAAGGCAAGCCACTTAGTCAGGCACGGAAAGATGCATTGTTTGGCAAGAAGAAAAAAGATGCAGACTATGTAGAAGAAAAAGCAACCTACAAGACTGATCCAAAACTTAAAAATCTACGCATAAGCGATATTCCAAGTGACTATGAAAAACGCAAGTATGCCTCACAGACGTCTAAGAAAAATGAAGACGTTGGGACAGACTTACCAACAACCAATCAACGTACACAACGTATGCTTAACTTGATTCGTGCTAACAATCCATCAGCAAAGAACGATTTTGAAGCAATACTGTTATCACTTGCAAAAGCAAAAAAGAATCTCAGCAACGATGAAGATCAAGCAGACATTGCCGCACTACGCCAAGATGTAGATGGCTTAAAACTTCTAGTGAATCAAATGAAAGGCAAGGTTGACGGACTAAACGAAAGTGCTACACTCATTACAGAAGAGCAATTTGATGAAGCTGCTGGCAAGAAAGATGCTTGTTATCACAAAGTTAAGTCACGTTACAAAGTATGGCCAAGTGCATACGCATCAGGTGCGTTAGTACAGTGTCGTAAAAAAGGTGCTAAGAACTGGGGCAATTCAAAGAAGAAGTAACATGCTCATTGAAGAAATACTAAGCGAAAAATGTTGGAAGGGTTACGAAAAGAAGGGCATGAAAACCATGTTCGGCAAACGTGTACCTAACTGCGTAAAGAAAGAAGCAGTCCAACTAGGTGCAGATGGTAACTTGGTATTTGAAGACGACCTCGACGAAGATCTCAAAAAATGGTTTAAAGAAAAGTGGGTACGCTTTGGCCCTGATGGTAAGATACGTGGCGACTGTGCTAGAGGCAGTAAGTCAGAAGGCAAACCAAAATGTCTACCACAAAAGAAAGCACAATCACTAGGCAAAAAAGGTCGTAAGACTGCGGCCAACAGAAAACGCAAACAAGATCCAGATAAAAATCGCCGTGGCAAGGCTAAAAATGTAAAGACCAAGTAATCAAAGTATAATTACTTGTATGACTATTACAGAATACCAACCAACAAATTGCAAGAACTGCGGACACTACAGTCATTGCGGCCAACCATTGTGGAAAGAAAACAACAATCCACAAGACGGAAACAATATGTACAAAGCCTGCGACGCATGTCGATGTGAGAAATGCAAAAGTGAATAAACCGTTTGTAACAATGATGTTGCCAACACGCAAACGTACTGCAATGGTAAAGAAAAGTATCAGCGGATTACTTGAACTTGCAAACAATCCCTCACGTATCCACATTGCAATTGCCTACGACAGTGATGACGAGGAAAGTAAAAATTACTTTGAGAGCAACCAGTGGAAACTGTTAGTTGAGAATACAGGTGCCACACAAGAAGTACACGAAATAGAACGCAAAGGTTGGAAAGACTTACACGTTTACTATAACTATCTCGCAACCTACATACGTAGTGATTGGTATTTTGTGTGGAACGATGATGCATTTATGAGAACACAAGGATGGGACGATGAGCTTTGGGAACACAGAGACTATAAAGGTTTAATCAGTATGGAATCAAACGGCAAGTTGCCTGATAGCACACTGTTTCCGTGTGTACCTAATTTGTGGCAATTTAGTTTTGGACAGATTGGTATCAACCCTGTTGATCAATGGATACAAGATATCAACTATGAAGTAGGCACATACAAAAGAATTAAAAGTAAAATTTTCCATGATCATTTTGCAGTCACAGGTAACAACAATGACGAAGTGTATCAAGAAACTAGTAAAACAAAAAAGTTTACTAAACGTGCATACAAAACAGAAGAGAATCAAGCACTGAAAAACACATGGATTGAAATTTGGAAGACTGCACTTGAAAACGAAAATAATAATACTGCAAAGTAGCAAGATATCTCGCACAATGGGTGCAAAGTGTATTGAACGTGCAAAACAGTTTGGCATTGATGCGGAAGTGAGCAACGGTGTACATGGTGAAGATGCACACAAAATACTTGCTGAATTAAGACTACGCCAGTACAAACCCAAAATGAAAGGTGGCAGGCTCGGAGTACTTGGTTGTTTCCTAAGTCATTACTTTCTGTGGAATGAGTGTGCTAAGTCAAATGAGCCTTACATGATACTAGAACATGATGCATACATGCTACGGCCATTACCGAATAAAGTTCTTAAACGTTTTCCTGATATCTTAAAACTTGATAGTTTAGATCCTTACTTAAAAACATACAATGAAGATCTTGCTGATCAGTCCAAAGATGATACAATATGGAGTTTGCACGATAGAGAAGAACATGGCAAACACATACACGAAAGAGGATTATATTCAATTGGTGGTTACGGATACATAATCAAACCACATGCGGCTGAAGAAATTATTTCGGAGTGTAAGACTTATGGCTTTAGACCTGCAGATCATCAAATACACACAACAAGTAATATAGATATACATCATATTGCACCTAGTGTTGTAAGAATACACAGAGATTATCACGATCATAATGCTATGAAAACACTGTCGCTTACACGCAATTTAGAAAAGAACAGCCTAAGATGAGATATCCAGCACACTTTCCAGATGATCATCCTGATGATCCTCGCACATACGTACCTAACATAGAGTTTTACATTACAAATGTGTGCAACATTGCATGTCCACAATGTAATCGATTCAACAATTTTAACTTCAAAGGTCACCAAATATGGAAAGACTATGAAGCAACATACCAAGCATGGGCAACAAAAATTAGATTACAAAAAATTTGTATACTAGGTGGTGAGCCGCTAATGAACCCTAGCATTGGTAGTTGGATAAAAGGCATAAACAAAATATTCAAAAAGAAAGTTCAAATATTAACCAATGGAACAAGACTTAACCATGTAAAAGGCTTATATGATAGTTTAAACTTTGAATATAAAGGTGGCAATGAATTTGGCAATAACTGGATTGGAGTAAGTGTCCATAATGCAAAAGACATGGATAGGCATTTTGAAGAAGGGTATAAATTTTTACAAGGCGAAGTGACAAGGTACGACGGAACACGTAACACAAACGATAATGCTACATGGGGAGCGGACTATGCACTAGTCGATGAGCATGGTATAAGATTGCATTATTGGATCGAAAACCAATTTACACAAGCTGCGGTGCAACGCAATCCATTGACAGAACGCTTTGAATTACAGAACAGTGATCCACAGGAGGCACATGATGAATGTTCGTTTGTGCATCATATGTGCCATCATTTTATTAAAGGTAAGTTATACAAATGCGGACCAGTTGGCATAATGCCAGAATTTGATGACCAACTAAAATTTGATATAAGCGAAGATGATAGGAAAATTTTGCACAGCTATGAACCACTTTCTGTACACGAATTTGCACAACGAGGTAAACAGTTTATAGATAATATTGATGAAGTGATTGATCAATGTAAATTTTGTCCGAGTAATCGTAAGCCACTTGAGACTATAGAAAGTTTAAACAAAAAAAGATTTAGTACTAGTAGTTTCAAAGATGTAGTAAAAGAATAGCCTTAGGACCGCTCCAAAGGCTAGGGAGGGATCTGCCCTAGAACCAAGTTATCGCTACCCTGGTTTTTAAAGTGCCATACTTATGCACCAATAAGTATGATTATGATTGAGAATGACTTAGCACCTCCTCTGGTATTTGGTAAACTGCCACATGCACTAACTTGGAACGAGCTTGATTGGTTACATGATATACCGGGAAATAATTTTTTTGCCTTATGGTTACGCGGAGGAGCACTCGGTGATCCTGACTTGCCACCCGGGTATGACAACTACATTTTATCATATCACATGGAACCACTTGACTGGCATTGGTTAAATATCCAGACAAAAAATATAGATGGACGCATTATTATAATTAACGACGGGCAACCTTATAATAATTTTGACAATATGCCAAATGTAAGTTTTTATACATTTTATAGTTGGCATTATCAGTTGCAACAGATATATGAATTGTTTCCTAGTGCTGTTACAAAAAATCACCAATATAAGGTAAGTGCTATTAATAACAGAGTCACACAACACAAACTTATTATTTTTACTGCAATTATGGAACTTATTGAAGACCAAAGTCTTGTGAAGCTCGGCAATAACATTGAACCAAAAGACGTAAACTTTTATCAGCCTACTGGCTATGAGATACTTGATGACTTAACTGTGACCTTTAGGAACAAATATCATGGTAAGACAATTGAAATAGATAAGTTTACAAATAATACACAACGCTACAACAGTGATCCGTTTGGTATTGCATATACTGATGCGACTTTACATTTTAGCTTAGAAACACAAAACTATAGTTACATGCAAGATGACTATGGAACATATATACGCACAGGCCCCCATTTAAGCGAAAAGACTCTCAAGTGTTTACTTGGCGAAACTGCTTTTATTCCTGTCAGTCAGTTTGATGTTTATAATCAATTACAACAACTTGGATTTATGTTTGACTACGGTCCTTTAGATTTGTCCTTTGATCGTGACACTGGTAATCTAAGTCGACTTGAAAAAATTGTTGAACTTTGTAAAACTATAAACATTTATACCATAGATGAATTGTTACATTATACAAAGGAATCAAGCGAACACAATCGTGAACATATAATCAGCGGAGACTTTGGCAATCTTTGTAAACAAGCAAACGAACAAACTGCAAATAAAGTTATAACAGAGCTATCATGATACTCATACTAGGAAAAAGTACAATTGCACAAGCACTAAAGGAGGCACTACCAGACTGTACAGTTGTTGGTAAACCTGAATACGACTTTAGCAGTCGATATGAATGCCATAGACTGGTAAGAGACTTTACACCAGAGGTTGTAATCAATACATTCGCCATTAATCCAAAGATAGATGATGCTTGGGAACATTTGACTGTAAATTTTACAAGCATTGTGTATATTACAGATTTATTTTACAATAAATTGCAAGGAGCACAACTTATAAATTTTTCTAGTGCTAGAACCTATTGGAGTAGTTATCCAGGTATCGCAGATGGAGACTTCTATTACAATCTAAGTAAAACTGCACTAAGCGAGTTTGGAAAACTTTACAATCGCAAGATAGCAGATAATGTACGCAACACAGTCACAACATTTGAAGTAGGAAAATTCAACAGTAAGATGAATAATTTTTCAGGTGGCATGACTGTTGAACGTGTTGTAGATACAGTTAAAGATTGTATTCAACAACGTTACACACAGATTGCATTACTTAGATGATAAAACTTTCTGATGTAAAAAGTCTGCAATTGGAAATTACTAACTTATGCAATGCGGCATGTCCACAATGTCCACGTAATTATTTTGGTGGCAAAACACTTACAACACTTCCTTTGAAGAACTGGACACTCACTGAGTTTAAGGAAAATATACCCCTTGAACAATTTAGTGCATTAGAACAAGTGTATTTTTGCGGTACGTATGGTGATCCGTTTAGCAACTACTACATAACGCAGATAGTGCAACATATAAAATCTATTTTGCCAGAGGTTAAGATTGGTATACATACCAATGGTGGTATAGGAAAAAACAAAACTTATGTAGAGGTAGCCCCTTATGTAGATTTTATTGCATTTGGTATTGATGGCTTAGAAGATACAAATCATATCTATAGACGTAATGTACTGTGGAACAAAGTAATGGACAATGCTAGTACTTTTATTGCTGGCGGAGGTGTAGCATATTGGGATTTTATTGTATTTGACCACAATCAAGATCAGGTTGAAAAAGCAGAAGCCCTCAGTAAAGAAATGGGTTTTGCAAAATTTAGTGCAAAACGCACAGGCAGATTTCTAAATCGTAAACACGAATACGAGAGCAAACTTACTGTGTACAATAAAAAAAATTTAGTAGACTATATTATATATCCGCCGACGAATAAAAAATATAAAAATACCAACTATGATGCACTATCAAGCATTGGTAGTATTAGTGAATACGCAAAAAAAGCATGTATAAGTTGCAATGCATTAAATATCAGTGAGATTTATATAGGTGCTGATGGATTTGTTTTTCCTTGTGGTTGGTTACATGATAGACTATATGGGCCTGAAGTTGATGGGACTCCTGATCAAATCTTAATAAAAAAACTTATGCACACTAGTGGCGGACTTGCACGTACAAATGTGTTTCATGGTAAATTGCACGAAATAGTAGAAGGCCCTTGGTTTGATAACATTCAACGTAGTTGGACAAATGGAAGCAAGTTAGAACGATGTGCAGTGATGTGTGGTGACAAGTTTAATTTGATTGGTGAACAGAATTTAGAAGTAGCATATAAGGAGTAAAGATGCCAGCAAGGATTGAAAATGTATTAGAAAGTTACGAGTGGAACATTGATGAGCGTTGGGATAATAAAGTACTTGACTATGACAAAAACAAACATAATTGGACTGAATACTTTTTTGAAGCAGTGCGTGAACTTAAGCCTGCACTACCAGATCTTACTCAAATACATAATTATTTTGAAACAACTGAATTTATTGATTTACGTAAACACTTAGAATTGTTTTCAAACAGTAAAGAATTTAGCACAAGACTTGATAGTTTCTTTGTAGACTACGTATCAGATCTTATTGATGGTAAAGATTATCTTATACAATCAACAAGTGGTATACGGTTTGTAGTTCCTAATCAAGATGCACTTGGTAGATTACTTGCATTTCACACAGGCTATTGGACAGGCTATAACAATCACATGGGAACAGTTTGGATACCACTAACCAAAACTTACGGAACTAACACCATGCAGGTTGTAAGTTGGGATAATAGTATTGAAATAATGAATCGTATACACAACGAACAGTTGCCATTGGATGAGATACAACGCCTTAGTATAGAAAAATGTTTTCCTGTTGAGATCGATGTTGGACAAGCATGGTTGTTTAATCAAGGACATGTACACGGCAACATCAATAATGAAACAGATATCACAAGGGTAAGTTTTGATGCACGTTATGCACTCAAAGGTCATGACTTAGGACCAAGACGTGCTGGCAGTTTTTACCGTTTGCAAGGACACTATAGCAAACTGGATCCTAGTGATTTAGCAAGTGGACCGTGGGTAGTATTTGTAGATCAGAACAGTGCGTATATCGGTGAAACACCACACTTTATTATACGTGAATTTTTATTAGGAAAGGCTCGTCAATTAAAACTAGACGTAGTCGAGTGGAGCAACGAATACTGGGGTTGCACCTGGATGCCTAAACTGCAAGACTTTGTTGAAAGGGATAATCTTAGTGGACTTGTTGTACCAAGTATACATGCATTCTCTGGAACAGTTGAAAAAACAAAACAGCTATTTGAACAAAGTCTTAAAAGCGGACAACAGATACTGTTTGCCGATGAAAACATATTGTTGAAAGACGAACAAGGCTTAGAAACAATATTTCAAATACTAAGTTTAGAAAAATAAACTTGACATCTACACTTAACTGTTATATAATATGATATACAAAGGAGTATTTACATGACAACCCAATTTGACCCCGAACAAAAAGCAAAACTCACACAAATTATCAACGAAGGTATGGGTGTGATGAGTGAAGTAGAAGCACTTAACGAAGGACTAAGCGACACAGTAAAAAGCATTGCTGAAGAGCTACAAATCAAACCAAGTGTGCTTAAGAAAGCAATACGTATTGCACATAAAGCAAGTTACACTGCTGAAAAAGAAGACCAAGAACTATTAGATGAGATACTTACAACTGCTGGAAGGACCTTATAATCTGTGAGTTACGTTGATGCACTATTTGACAGAGAGAAAGATAGAATACACGTTGTAGAACGTGTAGATGGCAGGAGAGAGTATCGAGAGTTTCCTGCCTCATATTGTTTTTACTATGCTGACCCAAGAGGCAAGCATAAAAGTATCTATGGTAGACCTGTCAGTAGATTTTCTACACGTAACAACAAGGAGTTTCGCAAGGAACTGCGTATGCAATCAGGCAAAGATATCTTTGAATCAGATATTAATCCTGTGTTTAGATGCTTTGAAGAAAACTATAAAGGCATTGATGCACCTAAGTTACAAACTGCGTTTTTCGATATTGAAGTTGACTTTGATCCTGTAAGAGGATATAGTTCTCCAGCAGATCCTTTCAATCCAGTTACTGCTATCAGTATATACTTGCAGTGGATGGAGCAGTTGGTAACACTGGTTATACCGCCAAAGTCGATGAGCTGGGAAACTGCACAAGAAATATGCAACGAGTTTCCTAACACAATGCTATATGAACGTGAAGAGGATCTTATCAGCACGTTCTTAGACTTGATTGAAGATGCAGACATTATAAGCGGTTGGAACAGTGAGGGATATGATATACCCTATCTTGTTAACAGAGCTACACGTATACTAAGCAAGGATGATACTAGACGTTTTTGCTTGTGGAATCAACTGCCAAAGAAACGTACATTTGAACGTTTTGGATCAGAGAACATAACCTTTGATACCATCGGCAGAGTGCATATGGATTACATGCAACTGTATAGAAAGTACACATATGAAGAGAGACACAGTTATAGTTTAGACGCTATTGGCGAATATGAACTTGACGAGAAGAAAACTGCATATGAAGGAACACTAGATCAACTGTACAATCAAAACTTTAAAACTTTTATTGAGTATTCGAGACAGGATACTGCACTGCTTGATAAGATGGATAAGAAACTGCGTTTCATTGCACTGGCAAGTGAACTAGCACATGCTAATACTGTGTTATTACAAACAACAATGGGTGCAGTTGCAGTTATAGAACAAGCAATTATAAACGAAGCACACGAACAAGGCATGGTTGTTCCTAACAGACAACAACGTCTTACAGATGATGATACTGCGGCAGCTGGTGCATATGTTGCATATCCTAAAAAAGGAATACATGAATATGTTGGTGCTATTGACATCAACAGTTTGTATCCAAGTGCGATTAGAGCATTGAATATGGCACAGGAGACTATTGTAGGACAACTGCGTCCTATCATGACTGAGCAGTATATCAAAAACAAGATCAACAACAAAGCAAGTTTTGCTATGGCTTGGGAAGGCTTGTTTGGCACATTAGAATACACTGCCGTAATGGAACAACAACGTGGAACAGAGATAACCATTGACTGGGAGAACGGTGAGGAAAGTGTACACAGTGCCGCAGAGATATGGAAGATCATATTTGATAGCAATCAGCCTTGGATACTTAGTGCTAATGGTACTATATTTACATATGAAAAAGAAGGCGTTGTGCCTGGCTTGTTAGCACGTTGGTACAGAGAACGTCAAGAGATACAAAAGAAACTGAGAGCCGCAACTGATACTGATGAACGTGAGTTTTTAGACAAGCGACAGTTGGTTAAGAAGATTAACTTGAACAGTTTGTATGGTGCTATTTTAAATCCAGGTTGTAGATTCTTTGACAAACGTATTGGACAATCAACTACACTAACAGGCAGAAGTATTGCATACCATATGGATGCATTTGTAAATGAAACAATCACAGGCAAGTATGACCATGTTGGAGATGCAGTGATTTATGGTGATACAGATTCAGTATACTTTAGTGCATATCCAATACTGAAGAAAGATATAGATGCTGGTACTATGGAATGGAACAAAGAAACTTGCATACAACTTTATGATGCTATCAGTGATCAACTTAACGATAGCTGGCCACGTTTTATGGAACAAGCATTCCATGTACCAAGAGACAACGGACTTATTATTAAAGGCGGTAGAGAACTTATTGCAGATAGAGGATTGTTTATAACAAAGAAACGTTATGCAGTAAACATATTTGACTTGGAAGGCAAGCGACTAGACATAGAAGGCAAGCAAGGCAAGATCAAAGCAATGGGCTTGGACTTGAAACGTAGTGATACGCCAAAGGTTATACAAGACTTTCTAATGACCTTACTAGTAGAAGTACTTGCTGGTGCTGGTAGAGACAAGATAATCGAAATGATCAAAGCATTTAAATTTGATTTCAAAGAACGTCCTGCTTGGGAAAAAGGTTCACCCAAACGTGTTAACAACCTAACTATGTATAGCAAGAAGGAAGAACGTGAAGGTCGTGCAAACATGCCTGGACATGTACGTGCTGGTATGAATTGGAATACTATGAAGAAGATGAATTCAGACAACTACAGTCAACAGATTATTGATGGTATGAAAACTATTGTTTGCAAACTAAAGCCCAATCCGCTAAACTGGACCAGCATTGGCTATCCTACAGATGAGATGCATTTGCCACAGTGGTTCAAAGAACTGCCGTTTGATGATGCACTTATGGAAGCAACTGTGGTTGATCAAAAGATTGACAACTTGCTACACGTTCTTGAGTGGGATCTTGCCAGCGAAACAAACACAACAAATACATTTAATACACTATTTGAGTTTGACTGATGACTGAAAAATTACGAGATATAGTTAGATATAGAGCTATGGTTGATAGTATAGATATGGAAACCATTCGCAGAGATATCAATACACAACTTAGCAAGGTTTGCAACGATCTTGCAATTAACAACTTTGATGCTGAAAACCTTAAAGATTGTATAATGCATAGTCATCTAAAGGTGCTGAATAATTTAGAGGACATGGCACTTGATCTAAATACATTTAAGGATGAGATCAATAAAGAGGTGAAACAGCTCGAAGCACCATACTATGAGAAAAGCAAAGAAATTTATAAAAATCATAAGCAAATGTCGCCATTGGATAAACTTAGTCAACTCAAGAACAAAGATTTGTTATTCCATGAAGATACAACTAAAACATTGATAAACGCAATAACCATTAAAATAAGCAATGAATATGCGTGTTGTCAACTTGCACCCGGATATGGCGATATTACAAAGCATCTAGTACACGGTACACCTTTGTACATTGTAGAGGAAGACAGAGAAGGATCAGTGGTTAATACAGATTTTTTCAATCAAATAATGACAAACCGTATTGCTTGGTATACAATGGATGATAACGACGAAGAAATATTATCAGCACTTCCGCAAAATCAAATTGCATGCTTTGTTGTAATTGACTATTTTAATTTTAAGTCTGAGGATATTATTGCAAAATATTTACAATCAATATACAAGTGTTTACGTCCAGGCGGCACAGTAATTTTTACCTTTAATAACTGTGATTATCCAAATGCTATTGACAAAGTTGATGAAATGTACTATTGTTATACAACAGGAACGAAAATAAAAAAAATATGTTCTTCTATTGGGTTTGAAATACAAAGACTTACTGCAATGGGTTATGATCAGCTAGACAATGGTATTAGTTGGTTAGAAATTAAAAAGCCAGGAGAGCTTAATACAATACGATCGGCACAAGGACTTGCCAGCATAGAAAAATTATAAACTGGAGAAGAAAACATGAGAGACTACTTACTAGATTTAGTTGAACACAGCTATGACTTAGGTTGTATTGACCTAATTAAAGTTACAGGAACAGATACTGTTACATCAGTAGATGGACTTGCAGAAGACAAGAGTGTTGTGTTACAAGCAAAGTTTGCCGCACCTGTTGCAGACTATATTGGTACATTTGGTATGCCCAACTTAGCAAAACTAAAGATCTTGCTTAACATTGGCGAGTACAAAGAAAACGCAGACATCAGTGTTAAGAGACAAGACCGCAATGGTGAACAAGCACCAGTAGGCTTACATTTTAAAAACGCCGCTGGTGACTTTAAGAATGACTATAGGTTTATGGTTAGCGAAATTGTTAACGAAAAACTAAAAGGCGTAAAGATGAAAGATGTGCCTTGGGATATTGAATTTGAGCCAACCACTGCAAGCATTATGAGATTGAAAATGCAAGCACAGGCAAATGCTGAAGAAACAACATTTCAAACCAAAACAGAAGATGGACACTTGAAATTTTTGTTTGGTGATCATAGTACACACGCAGGCGACTTTGTGTTCCAACATGATGTAGGTGGTAAACTTACTAAAGCATGGAGTTGGCCGGTGCAACAGTTCATAGCAATTATGAATCTAACTGGCGATAAAACTGTGAGAATAAGTGACAGTGGTGCAACTAAGATTACTGTTGATTCAGGTATTGCAGTTTACAATTACATTCTTCCAGCACAGAGCAAGTAATGCTAGTACAAGACAACCTAACTGATAAGCAAAGCGATTATGCAATATTTTTGCCAGCGATAAGCAGTTTCTATGCAACCTATATTGGTGCAGAACGTTATCCAGACAAGGTCAAAAGCATAATTGGTGATAGGTTGCCTAAAGGTATTCCTAATATGGAAGCAATGAATTGGCTTAATAAACAAGAAGCATTGTTTCCTTACAAGTGGAGCCTATACAGTGCTGGACATGCTAACATGGATTTGACTGTGCATGTACCTAAAGAAGATATGGTACGTGGTAGAAGTGCTGATACTATTATGGTTGCTGACTCAGGTGGATTCCAGATTGCAAAAGGTGTATGGCCGGGTGCGTGGGCCGATACAAAAGACAAAGCCGCACAAAAGAAACGTGAAGCAGTTATCAAATGGCAAAGTGGTATTGCAAACTATGGTATGACATTGGATATCCCAACATGGACGTACTTGGATCCAAAAGCAAGTGAAGCATGTGGTATTAAAAGTTATCAAGACGCAGTTGATGCAACACTGTTTAATAACGAATTCTTTATGGAAGCCAGAGGCAAAGATCTAAAAATACTAAACGTGCTACAAGGTTCAAATCACACAGAAGCTGACCAATGGTACAACACTATGAAGAAGTTCTGTTCAGACAAGTATGACAAGCCATTTGATGGTTGGGGTATGGGTGGACAAAATATGTGTGACTTACATCTTATACTTCGACGTTTGGTTACAATTATACATGAAGGCTTGTTAGAAAAAGGCCAACATGATTGGATGCACTTTTTAGGCACAAGCAAACTAGAATGGGCATTGCTACTTACAGATATACAACGCAGTGTTAGACGTCACCATAATTCAAACTTTACAGTAAGTTTTGACTGTGCATCGCCTTTCTTAGCAACTGCTAACGGACAGGTATACACAAGACTACGTGCAGATGATAGAGGTAAAAAGTGGAGTTACTTGATGGAAGCCACTGCTGATAATTTAAAATATGCATATGGTACAGACAAGTTTAGTGATGTGGTAGTACGTGATGGTATACATGAACGTTTTGATGATAGTCCAATCAGTGCTGGTTGTACCATAGGAGATATTTGTAAGTATGGAGTAGGTGACAAAAATAAAATTGGTACGCCTAAGATACTAGCAGGAGATATCGACAGAGATAAAAACGGTAACCCAATACTAGATAGCAACGGCAATCAAATCGTTCGTGGTCGTGATTCAACTAGTTGGGATAGTTTTAGTTATGCACTGCTCATGGGTCATAATGTATGGCAACATATATATG